AACCAGAGTTAGAAAAACTAAAAGCACCAGTAGAATAACTAAAAGAAGTAATACTATCAATTGGATCTACGTTAGTATTAGATTGGGTTGGAGCATTTAATTTATTACTAATTGCAATTAAACTGGTACGAGTTGTATCAATAATTGGAGATACTGAATTATTTGTAGTTGATAACTGAGCATTAAACGTCACGGATTTCGCACCAGAGAGTGAAACACTTTCATTAGTTTCTGAACAAATCATTCTTGGACTATAAAATATATTATTCTGTTTAACTAAAGCTGGCGAGAATCCTGAATCAATAACATATGGAGATTGTGATCCATCAACTGCTTTACCAGAAGTTGTTTTAACAGAGAATGATGTAGTTGTATCAGAGAATGTTTGCATCTGAACATATGGGTTTACAATATCATATTGAATATTCTTATTTGCTCTTATCAACGTTCCGCCAGTATACCCACTTGAAGTTGCATTAGAAGTAGTAGTAAATGTATAGCAGTTACTATCTACGTTACTGATAATATGAGTACCATAAATTTGAATTGCAGGAATACCATTTACGGGAGCAACATATTGATATGTTGAGCCAGCTGGACAAGCAACTGCAGCATTAGAAGACAATGTTAATGAAGTATTGCTTGCAATGGAAGCAACAGAACCAATTAAGGCTTCTTGAGCATTATAGATATTCGATCCCACTGCAAGTTCAGTATTAAATAATGTACCAACACCAGTAATAGTAGTGCTTGACGTAGAAGCAGTGATAGTCCCAGTTGCTGGATCATTAGCATTAACTGCAGAAATATCTACAGTTGATCCTGATGGCATACCATGATCATAGTGCCATACACGAACTACGTTAGAACCAGAAGTAGTCTGGAATGGATCAACGTCTAATGTATCATAAGGTAAAACATCATTAACAAAGTCAACTGAACCAATAACTGAAGTATTAAATACAGCACGATTTATAGTAAACTTAATATCTGCATTATCGTCAGGTGTCCAAGTAGATGCGTTCTGTGATTTAAACATTACACCAGCATAAGGTTGCTCTGAAATTGTTCTACCAGATCCAGGGATTTGATCACCCATATAAGAAATCCAAACATTATATGCGTTTGAATCAGACTGAAGCACAAAACAATATTCAGTATTATCTTGAACATAAACTGGACTATCAAAAGTAAATCTTGTTGGAGTATCATAGCTATGTTGCTGAGTTCCATCTGGCATAGTTACATAATTTGCAGATAAACTTACATCCTCTGGACGTTTAGTTACTACGCTAAACGGAAGAATACTTTTTCCTGGAGATCCATTTACCATTTGACGAATTTGTAAAGTAACTGGTATTTGAGTATCTTTAGTTCCAAAGAAAATATCAATTGAAGTTAAGAATGCTCCACCTTTTTGTTGCACTACGAAAGATTGAGCCAGTGGATCATACCAAACACCACCGCTACCAAGTGTTTTAGTATCGCTTTGCCAAATTGTCTGATTATCACTAACCTGTTCTTGAACTAAAGATGCGTTTCTAACTGCATTTATAGTTGATTGTTTAGTAGTTAAAGTTCCAGTAGCTTCATAAGATGCAATTCCACGAGAAGTATAATTACCATTATATGTATTAGCATCTACTAGTTTAAATTCTCGTTTACCTGTTCTAAAACGAATAGCGTCTGTTTGTGGTATATTATATAAAAATTCTACATCGCCACGACCAGTAGTAACTAAATTAGTTGGAGTAGTTAATGAAACAACAGTTCCTTGAGCTCCACTTATAGAACCAGAAATAATATCACTAGTACTAAATGTTCCTTTAATATTAACAACACTTAAACAATATGCATTATTAGTATCTAAATAAACATTTACAACAACAGCAGATGCAGTATTAGCAGCATTACTAATAACGTCACCTGTGTTTAAACAAACTTGAGAATCTCCAGCTATTCTACGTTTAGCTTCAGAAGCCTGACCACCTACGTTTGTAGTAAAATCAAAAGTACCTACGGATGGTGTATAAATTAATTTTGTCGCAGGAGTACAAAACGCACTAATATCTACGCCATCAAAATATGGATAGAATCTAGTTAATGGTTTTAATTTTTTGGATTGAACAAGAATATTTCTAGAGCGAATAAAAGGAATAACTGCAGTTGAAACTGTACTATCTGAAACAGTTTCATAATCAGTTTTTAATGCAAGAGTAGTATTAATACCTGATCTTGATTGACCAATCTGTGTTGCAGTAGTTTGGGTTGCAGTATAGCTACCTGCATAAATGCTCCAATGTCCATTTAAACTAAAATTACCATTTGTAACACCATATTGCTGAGCATATCCTGCAGCAGAACCAGTATATTGAACATCACCAATAACACTTATACCAGTCCATTCAGTTTGCCATGCATTCCAAACAGTACCAAGCGCACCAGCTTTTTGTGCAAGATTTAAAATTGTATTATAATTACCTTCTACCTGCTGGATAATATCTGGTAAACGATTTGTTTCAAACCAATCATCTGTTGGTGGATTTAATTGAACATCGCCAAGGAATGTAAATATAGCAAATGGGTTAATATTTTCTAAACGAGAAGCATATACTTGAGTAATTAATGGTGTAGTTGTATATGGTAATGTAATAATATCACCAGTTAATTGATAATTTGCTGCAGCTCTTGCGGAGGTATTAGAATATTTTTCTAATAAGTTTACGTTATACATTGTATAAAATGGACGTAAACGATTATTTTCCATATCAATTGCGCACATATAATCTAGAGAAGTACTATTTGCTAATTTACTTCCAGAAAAATTATCAACAACAAATCCATTTTTCATTCGATCAAGACCTGATGAATCTGTAATTTTTAGTGCTTGAGTTTCTTGTTCTAATAATGATAAAGAAGTATAGTATTCTAAATTATTAATTCTACTTTCTAATCTACCAATATCACGCATAGTATAGCGTTTATTATCAACTTTTCTGGCTAATACATTATTAGCATCAGCACTAAATGTATATGCAGATAGATCTAATGAGTATATTACCATTCCCAATGCAGGATCTGCTGGATATCCTGGAGATAATGCAGAAACCCCCATAACGTCAAACAAATTACCATTAATGTCTACTGCAATTTTATCTTTTCTTGGTAAATAATAACTATAATCTGCTGTTGCTGCTTGACCACGTTTTGGAACGCCAGATACGATACTTCCAGTTCCACTAAAGTTTCTAGCACCACCTGATTTATTAGCTACACGTGGACGATAATCAATAGCATCTCTTAGGAATGGTGGAATTTGTTTATAATCAATACCACTATATGAATTGACATCAAAATAATCACCTGCGCCATGTTCAAAATATTGATAAGTTACTTTAATTGGATTTGATGGCGCAGCGAAAGATGGGTTTAATGTTAGTGTTGCCCAGTCATAGTGGCTAAATCTTTGACCACTATCAACAGTATATCTATTTGAAATATCAACAGTATATTGAGCAGCAGATGGAGTAGAACCAAATGCTACTGCTGGAGCCATTGTAATACTTACAATTTTAAATAAATCTGCTTTATCTAAGTAAATAATGCTAGCTTGAGCAGCAGTTTGTGTAATAAAAGTTTCAGAAGTATTAGTTAATGTTTTGGTTTTTTCAAATCCAGAACCATTTCTAATAACTGCTGCAATAACAGTAATGGAGCGACCAGACTGACCAGCAGGAACAACAATATTACATGTTGACCCAGATGGGGTTATTGATACTGGAGTAATAATTGTTCCACCTGCAGTAGAATCATTATCAACTACAATATAGTTTGTCTGTTCAGAAGCTGGAGCAAAAGTACCAGAAGTACTTAAAGTTACTGATGTTCCAGTAGCAGTTTGAGTAAATTTCTGATAGCAATAAAATGTAGTATTATTAGTTCCGCCAGTACCAGCAGTGCGCATTGAACGAACTGCATTATATGGTAGTGAGTATATTAATGATTGTTTATTTGATTCTAAAATTTGAGTAGTACATTTAGCAATACTCGCATTAGTGACAGTTATTGTAGAATCAACAGTAATAGTTCCTTGAGCAGAAACTGCTGTTACTTTTCTATATACTCCACTAGCAAGAATGCTTCCACCAATAAGAACCAAATCATTAACTTTTAAATCAGTTAAGAACGATGTACCAGCACCTGTAACAGTGGTAGAAGAAGCAGTAACTGTACCAATTAATGGAGTAACTACTGGGCTAATATCAGCAGTAAAGTTTAATTTTGAATTACTACGACTGTAATAAACAGATTTAACATCAGAATTAAATGAATATCCAGTATACATTTGAACATCAAATAAACCAATTTTGTAAACTGCAGAAGATCCAACTGGAAGACTAGTGTGCCATTCCATAAATCTGATACGAGCAGTACCAACAGCAGTTCCTGTAGCTACACCACGATTTCCTGAACCAGTAATATTATTGTATAGATATACTAGATCTAATGTATCTACTGGTGGTAAATTATTTACGTTGGTAACCAACATATAATTACCAATAGTAGTATCAATTACTGAAGCAGTTGCTTGAACATAGTCACGTGCTTTGGGCACAGGAATATATGTTATTGCAGCTTTTTCAACTTCATATCCATGAACATATCCTTTACCTGGCTCAATACCAACAGCAAGTTTTGTTTCATCACCATTTAGATTGATACCACGATTATATGTAGGTGCTATGTCATAATTCCAGTTAACACCAGTTGATCCTGGACCATCATAAGCAGAGCTTGATGTATGAGTAGGTGGTGTTGTAATAGAAGTTGAAGAATTTAATGCAGTATATGTGTAACCACCATATGTTACAACATCTCCAATTAGATATGCAGTATTTGCTGCCCATGTTCCACGATTATTATTACGATGTTCACGAATATCAACATCAAATCCTGTAACAATATAATTACCTGATTCATCATATGTACGACGAGCCAACTCATCACCAATTAAAGAATATTGTGTAGTATTAACAACAGTTTTAACACCACCATTAGTAACACGAATTAATTCAATAAAATTAGAATCTGTTACAGCATCAATTGCAACTTTAGATAATTGTAAATCAATGTAATAACGATGCGCACCTGGAGCAGCATAGTTATATGAGTTTTGGGCATTGTCTAAAAGAGTTTCATCTTGTTCTGGAGTAACAATTTCTTCACTAACAGTAAGACCAATACGATAAGTTGGATTTGCTGTATATTTGTCTAGAACGATAGTTTGAGAATCTACTAAACAGAAATTACCATTAATATAGTAAACACCAGTATTAATGGTGGCCAATGAACCTTTTCCAGTAGATCCTGTAGCATTTTGTACCGCAACTGAGTATATATTATCAGATGTT